GGCTGATCTAGTCCAATCTTTTTAAGGTTGCGAAAAGTGATCGCTAAGAAACAGCCATCTAGCACAACAACTTGACCACTTTTTCCAAAGTAATTAGGGGTCATAGTTACATGATCTGTTCCTTGAAATATGAAGCCTCGCGCATCTCCTGTATTTCTGGCATTCCACCAACCTCCCTCTCTAGGTATGTAACAGGACCCTGCAAGGCCAACAAAGCCTACAGTGGGCTTTCTAGCTACATTTAGATTTGCAATTAAATCTTCTGCCTTAGAAAGTATATCTAAGTCGTCATGACACAAAACTATAATATCATTATCCTCAAGAGGCATTCTCTTGAAGAAATTGAGATTCTCTTTATGTCCTTCATAAATAGATTTAGCATCATAAGTAACGTTAACCCTTAGAGCTTCATTGCTGTTACAATACTTAAGTAGTTTTTGTAAGGACTTTGGTTGCTTGTCTTGCCTACTACAGACAGAAAAATAAATCATGAATAATAATAGCGAAGAACTAGAGAAGATCGCAGAGGAATTCAAGAAATGCTCTCGTAGTTGCGAATATTTTACAAATGAGTACATTAAAGTTGTTCACCCGATGCGTGGGATGGTCAACTTTAAACTTTATCCGTTCCAGACTCGTATTCTTGACGAGTTTCAAGACTACAGACTTACTATTCTTCGTAAGTTTAGACAGGCTGGATGTACTACTCTGATGGCTGCATATGCTTTACACTTTTGCATCTTTGGTACAAACAAGAGAGTTGCAATTTTATCTAAGGGCGATGCTGAAGCCAAAGAAGTTATCTCTCGTATCAAAATCATGTATGAAGAGTTGCCATTCTGGATGAAGCCTAAGACAACCAGGGATAACGATCACACTCTTTCTTTTGAAAACGGATCATCTATTCAATCAAAGGCTTCAGGAAAACAGTCAGGAAGGTCCATATCAGCCTCTCTGCTGATCTTAGATGAAGCAGCCTTCATTGAACACATTGACACTATTTGGGCCGCTGTAGGGCCAACTACGTCCACTGGAGGGCGTGTGGTGTGTCTTTCTACGGTTAACGGTATCGGTAACTGGTTTCACAAGACTTGTACTGATGCCGAGAGCAGCACAAACAATTTTCACTTAACTACACTTCCTTGGGATGTTCACCCAGACCGCGACAAAGAATGGTACAAGAAAGAAACTAAAAATATGTCCAAGCGTCAGATCGCACAGGAGCTAGAGTGCAACTTCAATACTTCTGGTGAAACTGTTATCGATCCCGAGGATATGGAATGGCTCCTATCAAATGTCTGTGAACCAAAGTATCGCACAGGCTTTGATCGCAACTTTTGGATTTGGGAAGAG